CGCTTTAAAGATACATACCCACCGACTTCTTCAGGAAGCTGGTACCACTTGTGGCCCTTGTCATCCTCTTCACCATCTGAATCTACAAGATCTGATAGGTAAGACTTTACTTGGGTAAGTTCTTTTGTTGCATCATCAATTTTATTTTTTAAGAATACAAAGTTACGTACTTTACCTAGTACGCCATCGTCAGCAGATACTGATCTAGATGGTTTTTCAATCTTTGCCATAACGCCCTCTTTCTCTTTGTTGGTGAGCAGTTTAGGGACATACTCAGGTCACTGTCAAATTAATTAATCTCGATTACCTTTGGTTTCTTTTCCTCAGGAAGCTCCTGACGAAGAAGAATACGAAGCATACCATCCTTCATATCGGCGCTGTCAACCACGACGTACTCAGCTAGAGCAAAGTCTTGCTTGAAGTCACGGGAAGCAATGCCTTTATGAACATAGTTATCCACAGACGGTAGGGCAGAGCCTTCTACTGTCAAAGTTAGATCCTTGACAGAGATCTTGATGTCTTCCTTAGAGAACCCGGCAACAGCAATTTCCAGGACGTAGCTGTCCTTGGACTTGTAGATGTTGTAAGGAGGGTAGGAAGTCATCTTTGCCTCAGAAGCAATTGACTTTAGGGTTTCAAACAAAGGATCAAACCCGATAGCCCAACGCTCAAACTGTGGGAAGAGTGAATTGATTGTAACTGGCCCAGAGGATGTAGCGGCTGGCTTTTTGTGCCAATCGTAGTCTGGGTACTTTTTGTTGCCTTCGTGAGGCATGGGAATTAGAGCCATAATTATCTCCTTAGACGATAACTAGTAATGGACCCCCCGTTGTGGGCAGGTCTCGGTGTATAACAACTATACCAGGAAATTTATTCCCCGATATATTTTTTCAATGCCTCAATGATTACCTCTGTGACGGTACGCTCTTCGATGGCAGCCTTATCCTTTACGGCATTCCAGAGGTCGTTAGAGACTCGGATGGTCCGTGTAGGCGTCTTCGGTGCATTGGGCATACATATATTTTAAACCGTAATGTTCTGTAAGAAAGCACGAAGTGACCCCGCAGTTAAGGCTACCCCACCCTCAGAATTAATGCCTTCACCATCCAATACAGCCCCAGCTACAGCCAGTTTCTGAGCCAGCATAGCGTGCTGTCGTTCCTCGATAGACCCCTCCATAAGGAAGTCTTGGACGACTATGGTTTTCCATGTACTAGACGCACGACGAATACGACCGTTGCGCTGTACAGCCAAGCCAGCATTCCACGGCAAGTCGTAATTAATGAGTAGGTTAGCCTGAGGCAAGTCCACGCCATACCCACCAGCATCAGAACTAACGAGGATACGAGTACCAGGCTGAGTCTGAAACTTAAGTTTAGAATCTTCTTTAGCTTTTGCATTCATCTCTCCTGTGTAAGGTGCGCTACCCCAATCCATAATTAAAGCATCACGAATAATATCAACCATGTGTACATAGCTGGTAAAGATAACAAGTTTGTTCTTGTCATCTGAATTTAAAAAGTTATCAACATATTCTTTAAGAGCGGAAAGTTTAGGGTGCTTAGTAACACTGTCTAACCGTCCAGAATCTTTTAGGCCACTGACATATCCTGAAGACTCTGAGGATACTTGGAGCAATTCAGGATGATCGCAAAGCATTCTAAGTGCAGTTAGTTTAGACATGATACGGCCGCGTAAAGCATCCGCACCTTCAAAGCTATCTGCGTGACCGTAGTGTGTGAAGATGTCAAAAGACGCACCGTAGGAATCCGTAGCTTCATCTAGATCGTTAAGGATTTCATTAGCAATACTCTTGTATAGTTTTTTAGACGCTGAATCAAAAGGAACAAGAATGGGTTCGGCAAAAATTGTTTCGGGTAGGTACGGTGCCACATCCTCGTCAGTCTGACGTTTGCGTACACACGCCTCCATCAATGTCTTGTTAAGTATAGGAAGGTTACGGTAACGCTCTACACCACCAAAGCGGTTGCGAACAATAAAGGTTTGATCGAATAGATCAAAACGCCCTAGCAATGAAGGGTCTACAAACTGCATAATTGAATATAGTTCTTCCGGCTTTCCATTCTCTACGGGTGTGCCGGTTAGAGCAAACTTGTAATCGCTCTTAAGTTTCTTTACATACTTTGATCGTTTTGATCTAAAGCTTTTGATTGCGGTTGCTTCGTCGCAGACAATGAATCCCGTAGGGAGCTGTCGTACGTACTCCCAGTCGTTAACAACTTGCTCGTAGTTAATAATGACATAATCAACCAACGAATGGCCCCAGTCGAGTGCTTCGATGTACTGGGCTTCCCTCTGTTTTGGCGTTCCATCAATAACCAGAGGTGTTGAAGTTCCATCAGTAAATTTCCTAATCTGTTCTGCCCACTGATATTTAAGGCTGGAAAGACAAATGATAATACCTGGCTCCCGGATTGAACCGTTGTCCATCAACTGTTCGAGCGCAGCTATAGTCAGGACTGTCTTTCCTAGCCCCAAATCGTAAGCCACCAACATCTTGCCGCGATCGCACATTGCTTCTACGGCTTCTGGTTGGTAAGGCAATAAGGTACCTGTGAAGGTCATACGAGTTCGTCTCTCCTCCAGTGGATAAAAGACTTAACGTAAACAATTGCGTAAGCAATAGCAGAAAAAATAAAACCGTATTGCTTAGTAGTTACGGCATATACGATCCAGATTACTTCGTTAACTAGTAGGACTATCCAGCCCCAAATAGTTTTCTTTCCCACGAAGTAGATTCCGCAAACACCAATGGCAGCTAAAACCCAAGACCAGTACATACCTGCCCCTAACTGTAGATTGCAGACTCTCCGAATACGCAATGCCTAGCATTTTCAATTCCATATACTACCTGATCCCGAGTCATGTCACCGATGTCTTTGGCGCCACTATCCCCGTAGGCAAAGAACCAGCACTCCATGCCAAGCTTCTTAATCTTAGCAAACATTTCTTTAGAGGCTTTCTCCCCAGCCGGATCGATCTTGGGGTTATCAAATGCCAGTATTAACTTGTCAGCTTGACGCATTAGGTCAACCTGTTCAGAGCTTACAGAAGCTCCAAAGGTAGAGACTCCATCTGGACCTACTTTTAAAGATCTTAGATAGACCGCATCTAAAGGAGATTCTACTACAATCATAGTTCCTCCTAACCACACGTCCAATCCAAATAAAGTCTTAGACTTCTGAACACCAGCTGGACGGTTTCTAAAGAGTCGATTGCTCTGACCCTTCTCTTGCCAACCCATAAGCTTGCCGCTATCAGCGTGACGTATAGGTGTGATCCAAGCCTCTTGTCGCTTATCCCAACGCACACCATAGTCAGAACAAGCGTTAGTAGTTAGCTTACGAGCCTGCAATGCCCACTCAGGTGGAGAGTCAAAGATTGCAAGACGGGCTTCGCTCATCTCAACTGGTCTAGGAATAGATACGTAGCTGTTACGCATCTCCTCCATCTGCTTTACAAGAAGGTCAAGGTCTACCTCAACGTTAGCTCGCAACCAATCCTTGGCTGCCTCTAGATCAAGACGTCCCCACTCTGTCTTAAGCTCAAGCACTTCCGCGACAAGAGTTATAAGAGTTCCCTTGTATCCACAGGAGAAGCAATGGTGGACACCAGTCTCAGAGTTGATTGACCAGGATGGATTGTGATCTTCCTTGCCGGTTCTCTCTAAGTGCATAGGGCACCAACCAGTCAGCTCACTGTTCCGCTGAGCGGTATCGATACCAAGACGTAGCAGAGCTTGCTGTACGTCACCTTCTCTATACATTAGTCCACCGGTGTTGGAGCGGTTGCGAGCGCACCGCATAGCGCACATTCCATATCAAGCATGTAAAGAGAGATCTCTCCCTCTTCAAACATAGCCTGTACCTTCCACAACAGAGAACCACAGATGCATACGTGCAGTGGTGCTTCTTTGTCTCTAAGATCTAAACTCATGCTCTTGCCCTCTTCCTGCGACGCATTAGGCGCCGCTCATGAGGAGTTGTTGCTCCCCAAATACCATCAAGCTCTGGATGCCTAAGCGCATACTCAAGACAGTCTAGAGTTAACGGACAGCTCTTACAAATAGCCTTTGCTGTATACATATCTGCATACTCTTCAGGTGTCGAGTCTGTAAGGTCGTCCTTCTCCCTCGTAAAGAAGAGTTCAGGATCTACCTGTGCACAGAGCTGACTGCCATCAAACAATTGGTGTTCCGAATAGAGATCCATACTCTTCAAACTTTCCTTCCTCCCAGTCCCACAACAGGTCACTTGAAGCCGGTCCGCAGTTACGGCTGGCTACGATCTTAAGCTCACGAGATGTATCGTCTTCTTCATCCTGCTTTTGCAAACCAAGGATCACATCTGAGTCCTGATAGAACGATGATGAATATCCAATTGCGTCCGCGGAAACTTGACGCTTCTTCATTTTCCAGAGAAGCACCTGGGTGGATACGACGATAGGAATCTCTTTAGCCATAGCAAGATGCTTAAGGCCACGAGTTATATTGGTGAGTGCTTGAGGAGAGTTGGACTCGCCACTGACCTCATCAAGCATAAGATAAACACCATCAACAAAAACAATGTTAGGACGAAGCTTGTCAATCTTTGCTGAGAGTCCTGTAACTGTCATTGCTGATACTGAATCTGTTAGATAGAAGTTGTGCATGGTCTCCATCTTTGTGAGTGCTGCTTTGTAGCGAGCTTCCTCATCTGGATTAAGAGAACCACGGATAAGTCGAGAGTGTGCAATCTTGGCACGCATTGCATCGTGACGATGTTGCTGTTCAATGTTGGTCATCTCAAAAGATTGGAACATTGGGACAAACCCATCTTCGTGAATGTTAACTGCAACCTGCATTGCAAGCACAGACTTACCGGTCTTAGGTGGCGCAATGATTGTTACAAGTTGTCCTGGCTGAAGACCTGCAGTTGCTTGGTCAATAGTTCTAAAACCGGTTGCCATTCCAAGCAAACCATTAGGACGAGTCTTAACACTTAAGTACTCATCAAAACGATTCATTGGATCTTTAGTTAGATCAATATCAGATGACTCTGCTACACCCTCATCTGCAATACGAGCGACGCCACGACTCATCGCAGCTAAAGCAGAGTTGTGATCTCCCTGTGAGATTGCCTCTGCTGCACTCTGTACTACGTCAATAGTGTGCTGGCGTTTGCGGTACTCAACTAACTGATCTACAAGATACTCAAGGGAGTCTTCTACTGCCAAAAGATTGTAGGTAGGAAAGTTATCCTTAACTGTGACGGCTGTAGGAACTTCGCTGTACTTAGTCCAGTGCTGTCTAAGGAACTGCCAGATCTGTCGGTTCTCATCTACAAAGAACCAACCGTCTTGAACACCGGCCTCTAACAGCGGAGCTATGTCACGGGTGCGGATAGCACGAGACAGTAACCTGACCTCATTATCTGCTGCCATTAGACCTTCCCCTCAATGTTAATGTATTTGCTTCCATATCGTAAGCCACGTTCCGGAATATCCACAACTCCGTACAACTCTGGTCTGTAGGGAAGCTCAGCAACCAGATCGGCAACTACGTTATAGGCAATGTAATAGTTAAACGGATTAGTACCGAGGTTGTCAAGATCTTCTTGTACACGATCCATTTCTTTTTGAGTGTAGCCGAACCCGACTAACTCTAAACGATACGTATACTTTTCTGCAAAGCGCCAGAACAAAGAAAGAGACTGTCGATTGTAAGTAACCTCTTCACCGAAGACAGGGATCCCTAGAACCTTTTTAAAGGTAGGGCTGCGATCGATGATGCAGTCAATAGCAACTGCAATTCTTGGAGGAACTTCATTTGAAATATCGCCCCCCTTCATAATTAGACTACCTCAATTTTTCCGTAGTCAATTAATAGTTTGCGAAACAACTTGGGATCCTTACTAGCGATGATGGTGTCTAGTTTGGACGCACGATTAGAAACCTCGGTTGGATACACCCCACCGTTCTCTTCCATGCGAGATTTAACAAAGCGGGTGTGCTTGCAGTTACCTCTGGAATCAAACCCAGGGCAAGAACAACGAAGTCGTTCTGTGGAAAGGTTGATCTCAACCTCGTGTACACCAGTGTCTGATAAAAAGATCTGGGTAACCTGCCAGTAATTCATCTTCGTCCTAATCATCGTCGTCGATCCCCTCCGGTAGCAATTATGTCAAGAGGAACAAAAGCTTCATGCCCAAAGCTCCCCATAGATTCTCCATACATCGAATCCCACTTGTCTAGAGAATAGTTGGTTGTAACAATAGTTGGCAACCCAGCATTAAATCTTGCACGTAGTAAAGCATCAAAAGTGTTTTCAGCCCACCCGCTTGCAGTTCTGTACTCCTTACCTAGGTCATCAAGAACTAGAAGTCGAACGTTGTTATCACGACCGGCTTCTCCATAAAGACCATTGATAAGAACTTCAAGTGTGTCATCGAACTCTGACCATTGTTGCTTCTGTAAACGAAGAAGCTTTGGGTAGTCAAGAAACACTACTGGTCGCTTTGCAGCAGAGCCTGCAGTACCCCAACCAATTGGAGCCATGGTGCGGATCAATGTCTGAGCAGTTACCGATGCAAGAGTTGTTTTGCCATGACCTGGTTCTCCCTGTAACAAAAGACCTAACCCACACTTCTTATCTCCGGCAGCGGTAATGACTCGTCCTTCTTCGACAAGTTTGATCCACTTATAAATCTCATCAACTACTGGGTTTTGATCCAGGTCAGAGAATTCCCACCCAACACTTTTTGTTGGGAAGCCAGCAGCATTGATCTGCGCCCTAACACTTCCAGGTAAATCTGATAGTGAATACATTAGCCCTCCAATAGCTTAAGCATTTTCTCTTGATGCTTCTTCAAAGCATCGTCATCACCTTCTGGTTTTTCATCGCGGTGAACCAATCCGTGAATGGTCGGATAGTATGCCACAAATCTGCGCCACAAGGGTTCACCGATTCCAGGGTCACGTAACAACCGTGGGTCAGCAAAGAACATTCTAATCGCCTTAAGCATTCCAAGTCGAGTCGCACCTTCGCCAAACATCTTATGCATCCAAGAACGGAAGTGATCACGGTTCATCTGACCTGGAGTTCCTGGTGCAGCATCACGCATCAAGTCATAGAACTCAGCGATGATGTCGTTGCTGTCCCACAACTCTTCGGGACGTTCGTTACGACGCATGTGCTTTGGCACCGCTTCGAACTTAGTCTTCTTGTACTTCTCGTTCAAACGTTTCTGACGATCCTCGATCTTTCCGACGGCGCCCGGTGATGCGTCAGCTTCCTCGCTGATGCGGAGGCGGCGGGGTTTGGGATCTTCTTGCTCTTCTTCAAAAGGCCAACTCATTTCAACTTTCCCTTCGGACGTAGTCCCTAAAGATAAAGTACGTAGTACTTTATCTTTCTTTAAGCTAAGCGACTTAGTACTAGTATTAGTATTAGCTACTGCACTACTGTCAGTGTATAGACTGCCTGAAAACCCGTCGTCGGTCAAACCGTCGTCGGTGATTCTAACGAATGGCATATTCAAATCGTTATTAGTAAATTTCCAATACGTTCGGAACTGACCTTTAACGCGATGCTTTTCCATTGTGATGTAACCAGCAAGCTTTAACTCATTCATTGCAGAACGAATTGCGTCACGCCCTTCGCTAACATCTGGACGATCCGCTGCTTCCTCCGCAGAAATAACTCTGCCGATTTCTAAATAGAAATAAAAAAATCCGACAGCACGTTTTGATAGCCTCGGATCTGTTGCGGGTGATTTCATAGTCCCTCCTTCAGGAGGAGACTCTAGCGGGGTAAA